CTTTTTTCTGTTATCCTTTTCATAAATTTCTGTTGATCTGTTATATAATACTTGTTATCTTCTTCAATAGTATATAACATTTTTGTTATTAATGTAGTTATTTTCATATTATTGTTTTTTTTGTTTTACTCCTAGAAAATCTGCCCAACCTTTAAATTCATCTATATAGGCTCTATGAGGTTCTTTTGGGATGAATCCTCCTTCAACCTCTTTTACTTTTATTTCATCTCCTTCTTTCCAAGAGTCAATGATTGGTTTTTCAAGTGTATAATCTATATAAAAGTAAACATCATCTATTTTTATATAAGCACATCTTTTGTTTATTTGTTTTATGTCCATAATTAAAATATTAATCTTTCTAATCTTTGCATTTGTTTATTAAGTTCAATCCTTTTATTAGGATCTTTTTCTAAAGCATATGTTAATTTCATATTACTTAGTTTCGTATATAGTATATGTCTATTAATGTTTTTCATATTATTTGTTTTTGTTTATTAAGTTAGGTAGCCCATTAAAGGTCTGGTATTCAATATCTAAATCCAAAGGTATNCCACAATCNTAACCNTCNCACCTTATATTATTAATGTGGTTAAGGTGCCCACAAAAGCTACATTCTAATTGCTTGTTGTTCATATTAATTGTTTTAATGTTTATACAAATATAAAGAATAATATTTTTAATAAACAAATAATTAACAATAAATCTTTACAATAATATTTTTTAATATCAAAGTGTAAAATAAAATAATATATAAAAGATCAGTTAAATATTAGCAGTATGAAAACAAAAAATACAATCATATGCAACAAAATTTTATATGGTGGACAAGGTGGTTTGCAAACAACCTACTGCGTTTAATGATTAGACAAAGTAAACACCTACTGCGTTTAATGACTAAGTATCCAAACAGAATGTATTTTGAATCTATTGGACTTGGTATCCTTTTTACTATATCAAGTTTCTTTTTCGTTTATATGTTTACTTGGGTTGTGATAGCAATAAGATTCTAAACCTACTGCGTTTAAGAACCTACTGCGTTTAAGAATGTACCTACTGCGTTTAAGAATTATCTGATAACATAAACACCTTTGTTAGCATTAGCTAAAAAGTATTGAACACAATAACGAAGTGAATCTAATTGGTGATTCCATTTATCTATTGGTCTTGTGTTTCTTTCGTGCCAGACATAATTGTTAAGCTCTTTGACAAGCTCTGTACTATCTGGATCTATAATCAAATCAAAGTCCTGGATAAGAGCTATCCCTGTTAGTATAGACCCACTGCGTTTAATAGTTGGTTTTAGATTACAATATTCTTGTAGCTCTGATATAAGTCTAGGTTCTGCCGAGTCGCATATAATTAAATCTTCTCCTGCATATCTCCTATTGTTTTCTCCTATCTGCTGTGTTGACATACCAGGCTTTGCATACATTGTCTTAACCCATATCTTTTTACTTTCTTTATGTACACCTACTTTAATTAAAACAGTAGGGTCAACAGAGAAACCAAAGTCTTGACCATAGATGGTTTCTACTCCATCATTAAACATCCCTACCGTCCAATTGCTAAAGATAACTCCTTCTGCTTTATCCATCCATCCACCAAGTATCTGGTGATTATATCTATCTGGTCTTCTGCGTCTAATGTCTTCTAATTGTAACAAAAATGAATCAGATAAGTTTTCTATGTTATCTTTAAATGTAGTATGTATATAAGTTACATTATCTACAAAATCATTAGTGCCAGGATTAACTCCTTTACCTGCAAAGAATCTTTGATATATCCAATGCTCTTTTGTTGTTGGGTTTAGTATCATCATAACCCTATTAGGTTTAGACTTACTTCTTACTGACTGATCTATCTTATCAAAGTCTTCTTCCTTAATTAATTCTTCTGCTTCATCAAGTACCCAAGTAGTTATCCCACTAATCGACTTTAGTGCAGCCGTTTGATTCCCTGCTGATGTACGGATACCTTTAAACAGTATTGAGCTACCAGTACTTATGTTTAAGATCTCATCTTTAGTAATACGAAAATGTTCCATAATACCATAGAGTTCTAACTTTTCTAGGAACTCTGGAATAATTGAATTAGCGGCACTTATCATAGTGTACCTAGTGAATAGTATCTTATGACCCTGTTCGAACGTTAGAAAGGCTAAAAAGGTGGTTATAGCGAATGATTTACCACTTCCTCTACCTCCTGTTATAACAAAGTATCTTGAGTCGTTACCTAATGAATTATATTTACTATTAAGTACTGGTTTCTTCATCACTATCAAGTTCTATAGTTTTATCTTCTTCTTGTGATCCAGTAAATAGATTCTTAATATTGATGTTAACCTTCTGTTGTTTCTCTTCAGGTTTATCAAGTGGCTTACCATACTTGTATTCAAATAGTAATTTAAGATGAGGAAACGATTGTTTAGCTTGCTCTGCTAATGATTCCCAAGCTTCTTCTTCGCTGCCGAATACTTTAGCCATTGCGTTAAGTGCGTAGATTCCGACCCGTTTTCGTTTGGCATCGTTAAGAGCAGCAGAAGATGTGGGTCGTACAACAGGCACGTTTCTAACGCCTGGTTTTCGTCCATTGTTTCTTCGTCCATCACTATCTTTGACATATTTATATTGTTTAGGTTTCCTTCCCATTTTTATCGTATAAGAACTTATATATATTCCAAATTGCATCTGACCATTCCTTGTCAGTATAAACTTTATTACCTTTCTTTGCCACTCCTTTAAATTCAACAACAAGATTAAACTTAACGCATCTTCCTACGCAACCTGGCAATGGTTCAGGATATATTTTGTAACCTCTTTCTAAACACCACCTTGCTGCTGCTTGGTTATACAAACCTCCATAAGGAGGTAAACCCCACTTCTTATTATGTGCATCTATCTGTTCTTTAGACCTCTTGCGTTTCATTTATTAAATCATACTTTTTTTGCAGTTCTTGATATTCTTCAATGAGTTTGTTATATTTAATTTTATAATAGTTCTCTTCATTATATTTTTTTAAATCATCTTCATTCTGCATTAACAACTCATTTCTAATCTTTGTGTATGATCCTAATATCGTATCCTTATGTAAAGCAATTACATCAAACACAAACAGTCCGTGTAAAACTGATGCGTGATCTCTATTAACAGACTTACCTATTGATGATAATGTAGCGTGTGAAAACTCTCTACATAATTTAAAGTAGATAGCTCTTGCATATACATACTCTCTCTTTCTTGTGTTTCTGTTTAACGAAAGTCCAAGTTCTTTTGCTACTTCAACTTTTATTTGCGATATACTAATATTCGATTTTTTGTCCATTTTCTTCTAATTCAATTTTTATTTCACTATATGTTTTTCTTTCTGCATATAATAGAGCTTGCTTAATTCCTGCACAGAGTTCGTACATTTCTTTATATTCAAACTCATACATATCTTCAATTAACTCTTCATATGTTACACCCATCAACAAATCTCTAAGCGTTAGGTAATAACTCTTTTCAATCTTTTTTTTATATGTATCCTCTTCTAACGTATTCATTAACATTTTCAGTCTTATCGTAAAAGTACTTTCTGTAGTTATTACAAGCGACCTCAACCTTCTTCTTACCTCTCTCTAATGCTTCGTCACTACATTCATATATCCCAATCTCACCAGTCCCCTTATCTATAACTAAAAATGTAAACTTTTGTACATTAAAGAGTTCCATATAAATATAAGCCTGTACGTCATAATGCCATTTATGTCTCGCTGTATATACCCAAGATCCTATATCATTTGTAGTCTTTACATCTACGATTCTATCTGTTGTTAAATAATCTGCTTTACCTCTAAAAGGAAAATCATTTATCTCTCCTATACCTGCAAGCTCTGCTGCTCCACCACGAAGTAATTCACTTGCTTCATAATTAGACTCTAAACACTTTACAAGATATTGAAAGTAACTAAGTTCTTTCTTTAGCATTATCTCCATATTTGGATTATCTGCTTTAGCATCTTTATACTTATTAGTGTTTCTTGTGCTAGCATCTACAAAGATATATCTCTCTGGTATCTTTTCGTATTCTAATACTAAAGTGTGAAATAATCTACCTTCTCTTAATGCAGGTACATTGCTATTATCTTTAGCTAAATAGCTTTTATATTTAACAGGAGATTCATATAAACTTTTTATACTACTTGAAGATAAAGCTGCTTCACCAAGATAACCATAGTAAAAACTATCGTCATCCATTCTGTCTAATAACTCTTTCTTCTCCCATTCCTTACCGTCTAATAATCTAATCATATATTTTTATTCCTTTTTTATTATTTTCATTTATTGTTAGTGGTTTTATGTTTGTGAAATAATTTAGTTTTACAAACTGTTCTTCATTTTCAGAATAAAACAAAGATATATTATGATCTGTACACCAATAAATACCATAATTACTCCAACTCATTTTGTCAGTAAACTGAGCTTCTATGTATTTATAAAAATCTTCTCTTGATATACCAATCATATCTCGTGTAGTTAAGTTAACGACATAACCTCTTTTCCTTTTAAACTCACCAACTCTGTCCTCAAAATTCTTCCAGAATCTCCATTTGTGGTCAGACAATCTTCTTTTGGCTTTATAATCTGATCTTTTCTTAATCTGTTCTTCTCTATTTTCGTTATAAAAACTACTCATATATTTCTTTTTACATTCTTTACATTCATTTCTATATCCATCAGCAGAATCTTTTCTGACAGGAAATAAATTAATGTCAAGAACTCTATTACATTTTTTGCACTGTTTTGTTTTCATAACGCTAATATAATAAACATTTAGTTAACAAACAAGTTTATTTACTATTTTCTAATTTATCTTCAAGTGCAGCTAAAGCTCTCCAAGCTACTTTTCCTAAGTGAAGTAGTCCATCATCATCTACCTTGTCAGCATCTATTAGATGTCTTGTTAGTGCGTCTAAATGATCTTTACTCTTACTCTTATCCCAATGAAGTGGTTTGTCAGGATGATGTTGATTGTTTCCTGCTAAACTAACTTTACTTACATACTTAAGTGCGTTAGGAAAATACTTTAATACACCTGAATAAACAGGCATACTTTTTCTTTGTTGGTGTTTATCTTTACTCATCTATAATGTCAAATATATTTAGTTGGTTTTTAATCTTTGTGTAATGTTCTGGTGGGTAATCTTTTTTATTCTTGTTGTTAATGTCCCATCTTTTTTTTACGTTTTCACTTGGCGTAACCCACTCTAAATTATCTACAAAATTATTAAGACAGTTCCCGTCTATATGATTTACTTGACTGTATTTATTGAAATTTTTATTTAGGATAAAAGTATGAGCAACCAGTTTATGAATCGAACAACTTATGTGATTTGAATATAAGTCTTTTGTAGCAAAATCGTTTGTTAATCCGACCTCGTAATATCCAGACTTATTTGGACGTACAGGTTTTAACATCTTGTTTTTTCTTAAAGATCTAATCTGCCCATATTTATTAATTCTATAGTTAGGAAACTTAATAGGTTCTGGATCAGACCTTCTTTGATAAACAGGAATATACCACTCATCTTTACTCATAATACTTCTGCACCAAAGACAGGCAGCATTGCTATCTCTTTGGTTATTTTATTTGTGTTAGAAAAATCTGTTGTTTTAGGTAAATACTTTTTAAACCAATGAGGGTTTTGAAAGAATAAGTTCCATCTATAAACACCCTTTGGTGTTGAATTAATATACATAGGAACATCAAAGTTATCTATTGCTTTATCGAGTAATGCTGCAAATTTACTTTTCTCAACTATCAGTTCGTCATAATGTGTCTTTCTACATTTAAGTTCTATCCTATGCTGTTGAATAGGACTATAACAATCCCATCTGCTAATAGGATTTGTACTCATAACTAAATCAGGATAAACTCTTGTCTTGAGATAGTTAAATAAATCTTGTTCAATCATTATATTCATCAAACAAAGATTTTAGTTTCTGCAGCTTACCAGCAAAACAACTTCCACAGTTTGTTGGTTTGTCATTATAATTAAACACTCTATTATATATAGCTAAAATTTCTTGTTGTTCTTGTGCAGTAACTTTAGTTTTGTTTGCATCATAAAAGTCAGTAAGAAATGAATGTTCTTCTTGTGTTAAACAGTTAGGTTTATTGTATGGAAACATTTTATTTAATGTCTCTTTTCGTTTATCACAACCACAATCTTTTCCGAGTGCATCAAACACTCCATCGACTGCAGCTTTAATTCCTGTAGCTTTGGTAATCTTTTCTACAGTATCACCAACTCCACTAGATTGCTTTTCATATTTAGCAACCCATTGTTTATAGTTTTTTGTTCTTTTGTCGTTAGGTTTTGGAGGTATTTTATTCATCTTTATCTTTTTTAATTAAGTGAAAATCTCCATTAATGTAGTCCTGGAAATCTTCAGCTAGTTTTGTGTTAAGGATTTGTTTGTAGTTCTTACAACTATTGAATATAGATGTAACACTTATATTAGTATCCTTTGACAGCTTTCGCATACTAATATCAGTTTCGTAATATACTTTAAATAATTTTTGATCGTACCAACTATCCCAACTTCCAACCTCATCCTGTATTAAATCTATTAATCTTTCTTCAGCTCTTTGCTTTTCAACTTCTGCCTTTCTTTGAGCTTCTGGTGTTGGTTCAACTATTTCAAAGGTAACATCAATATCATCAAGCCTAACCATATGATGTCTGTTTCTTTCTTTTAAATAATCATTATATAAGTTTTTTATTGTTATATATACATAAAACTTATTTATATCTGTTTCATTATACATAATCTTTTTTGGCTCTTTGACATATTTATTTAAACGTAGATACATCTCCTGAACAAAGTCTTCAACTAGATGAGATGGAATACCCATAGAAACACCCATAGAAATCCACAACTTATGATATTTAGATAAAAGTTTCATCATCTTATAAAAAAGAAATGTATAAATATAAATCCTACACAAACTCTTAACAAATCTGCTGTAGTTTCATATTCAGGTATTTCTATATCTTCTACATAATCTACACCAATCACAAACCCTTTAATAAATTCAACTTGTATATTCATAATTTAAAATTCAAATTCTACCCTTACCTTATCAGTTTCTCCATAAAACTTACTCATTGCGTTTATCTCCACAATGTTTTGATCCTGTTCATATACAAGACCCTCTAAAGCATCAAAGAAAGCCTTGTTAAGATTGTCCTGTAAATCAGGCTTTGTTGTCTTAAATGTTTTAATTCTTCTCTTCTTTGAGAAACTTTTAGGATAAGCATAGATGTATTGTATATAATTAACTTTAATTTCTGATCCTGCTGTAATTATGTAAAAATCTTTAGGTAATTGTTCAGTGACTAATCTTTGTAAATAAGCCTGATAATCTTTTACCTTTTTAGGTTTATACTTTATACCACCTCTACCAATCTTAAAAGATTGATGAGCAAGTGGTCTTATGTTTAATTCAAATTTTAATTTCACTTTGTAATAATATTTCTTTACATAATTGTATGGGCAACTTACTTCTTTCAAAATTACCTTTTAATCCTTGAGTTCCAGTTTGACTACCTCTTGGTGCAGGTTGATGATGACAATTTTTATTACCGTTAAAACATTCTTTTCTTGGTTCCCATCCATTAGGGTTTAATAAAGATTTAATATTGTTAGACCATATGTCTGTAGGTTTTGCTCTATTGTCTCCATATTGACAATACCAAATAGTTATCATTGGCAACCCCCTCATAAATGTTTGTTTACGAAGCATACCTCTTGGGTTTTCTATATACCAGTATTTTGGTTTTAATGTATTTATGATTTTTATTGTCTTGTTTACTATCAAATCACTTTTAATTGCAAATTCAGACAATGGTTTATTATGTGGTCTATGATGAGATATAGCTGCAATACTATATGAAGTACAAGGTGGACTTGCCCATATTAAATCAGGCTGAAAAGGTACTTTAGATACATCAAACTCTAATATGTCAGTTACATAATCTACACCATAAAAGTTTTTATGGTCAGATGTAAATGTTTCGTAACCAAATTTTTTTGCTTCAGAGCTAAAAGTACAACTACCAGCAAACAACTCTAATACTTTCACGAATGTATAAATTGATTAATTTCATCAGGCATTTTACATACTTGAGGTAAGCCTTTTTTTACTTCAAATGAAAAAGCTTCAAATGAGTAACCTCTACTTCTTTTACAATCAACAACAACTACATTAGGATTATCATCTGTAGGAGATACAGTAATTTGTGTTTCTGTCTTCTTTTCTAGAAACGAACCTAAATGTCCTGTTGCTTTAGAGTTGTAGAAGTTAGAATGTATAACTGTAATAATATGTATATTATAATCTTGTGTCCACTTCATTAAATAATGTATTACTTTATTAGATTTCTCAAGATCATTAATGTCGTTTAGTAGGTCAGCTACTCCGTCAATAATTACAAGACCTATGTTTTTTGTTTCAGCTAAATGCCAATCTATAAAATCTAATCTATCTTCAGGGCTGAATTGTCTAAGTGCATATGTTTGATAATCACTTGCATCTTTAGCCATCCTATGTACTCTCTTAAACGTTTTCTGTGCGTGGTAACGGCTTTGTTCTGTGTCGTAATGTAATACCTTCTTATCTCCTTTAAAGCCTTTTAAATCGCCTACAAATACATCGTGTGAACCTAAATAAGATGCAGCAAGTAAAGAGACTAAAAATGTCTTCTTACTCTTTGGTCCTGCTGATATAAAACTAAAGTTACCATATGTTCCTATTGGTATATGTTCTCCGTCTCTTAATTGTCCTTTTGATATTGCTACAGGTGGTTCTTTTATGTCTTCCTTAGCATCAACGTAACTATCTTTTAAGATCTTTTCAAATCTTAAGTGTTGTTTTAATTTCTCTTGTGTCATTAGCGTACCCATTATAAAATAAAAAAGGGAGCCGAAGCTCCCTGTAACTTAGAATGGTAAGTCATCTGTAGCACTGTCAGAGCCAACTTGCTCTGTTTGCTTTTCTGCTACTTTACACTCGCCATTAGTCCATACGACTCTACCGTTTCCCATATACACTCTAGGTTTCTTTGCTTCTCTTTCTTCTTTAGATTGCTCTTCCCAAATTGCTATATTTTGTCCATACTGGTTAGTATCGTCATTTAATCCAATAGTAAAGTTTTTATATTTACCCTTACTATCTTTGATTCCAATTGTTCCAATTGCTGCCATATTATTTGTATTTATGCCGTTAAGGCTTTTTCTATTTGTTTAGTTAGACGATATTTTTTTTCAATATCTGTCATCTTCCCACCATCTTTTATAAATTTAGCTGCTTTAATAAAAGCTACACTGTCTTTTTGTAAAAGTGGTTTTTGATCAACTACGGATTGTTTTTCACCGTGAGTATTCATTGCATCAGCATCTTTAGTATCATCAATTAATAATAAATTACCGATAGCATACTTTTTAGCATAAGAAGATGCAGCTCCTGTTCTTTGTGGATCTTGCATACCTTTTGCATTGAAGTCTATAATTGCTTGTGCAGTTGATTCTATTTGCATAGTAGGATCTGTACAATCAATCATTTTAGCTGTTGACTCTATATAAGCCTTTCCAGCTATCTCTTTAAGCTCATCGCTTATCTTAAAAACAACTTTGTGCTTTTTAGATATAGGCTTAACAGCCTCTAGTATATCTTCTGCACTTCTATAGTTGTAGTTTCCAAAGCTATTTCTTTGGTTCTTTGGAGCCTTAAGCTCCGTCTGTATTAATAAAAGTTTATTTGTTATATTCATAATTGTTTAACTATAGTGTAAATATAAACAAAAAATATTAATAAAAAAAAAGAGGGTTAATAAAAACCCTCCTTAAGAAACAAAAAAACAATTAATAAAACACTAGTATAGCCAGATAGCGTTAGGTTTTTGGTCATCATTATCTACGTGAATAAAAGTTTTAGATATACCAAATCTTTGAAATCCTACCATAGACAAAGCCTCTATTATTTTAAGTCTTTTATTGGTGTGTGTACAGTGAATGTCTGCAGCTCTACCAATTAAGTGTGAGCTTGCAGTACCTCCTCCAACCTTCCTATTATGTTGAGGTGTTCTGTAACCTGAATTTATTTTAAATTGTATGCCTGCAATATCTCTTGCTTCGTCTAAACATTCAAGAAACTCTCTGTCCATAAATTTTTCTCCACTACCTGGATAATCAGGAGAATCAAATTCATCAAAAGTAAAATGTTTAAATTCCATATTGTAAAGTTATAAAATATTTTTACATTTGCAAAACGTAGCTGTAAATCTACGATAAAAATTACTAAACTTCAATAGGAATATTGTTGGGTCAGATAACATTATAGTTTCTTTTTTCTATAGGGGCTTTTTCTTTTCTTTCTTTTTGTCCTTTTTCTTTCTTTTCTTTTAATCTATCTTTTTTTACCTTGTCCTATATATTTCTTTTTGTAGCCTGTTTGACTTTTAGAAGCATTTTTAGAATGTACTCCTGGTCTCTTCTTCTTTTTAGGAGGAATATAAATTAATACTTTAGCTTTTTTAGGCATTACTTACAAATACAAATGTCGCAACTGCACATAGTTAATTAGATTTGTTATTAAACTTTTCAAAGGTACGCATACCACCTAACCCTAACATACCAATTAATACTGTCATTAAATGTTCCATCTGTAAAGCTGGAGGTACTTGTTCAGGTCCTATAAACCATATTAATAAATCTCTTAATACAAAGTTATAGGCTAAAGCAACTCCACAAACCCAACCAATAAAAGGTCTCCAACCAGCAACAAATATCGTTCTATGTTGAGCTTCTATTTTATTAATTTCTCCTTGTAGTTCAATTAGCTTTTGTGGGTCTATTTCTTTTCCTTTTAAAAGCTCTCTAATTTCTAACCCTAAACCACTAATATTATCTTTCTTACCTAATCCTAATATTCTTAATAAACCTTTTAACATACTATGTTTAATTATAGTCCTGTTTTAAATAATAGTTTCTTAATAATGTTATTCCAACTGGTCTTAAACCAATTGTTAAATGTTCTAAATTGATACGCTAACCACTCAAATATTCTTACCATTTCTTATCGTTTAAAAGTTGTATAATCTTAATTACTGTATAAACCAACGTTGCTATTATTAGAAGTGATTGTAGTGCTTCGTTTACTTGTGATATTGTTATTACGTAAGTAACTATTCCTAATACTGTTGGTTCAAATCCATTCATTTTATTTTATTTTATATGTACGGGTCGACCCAAGCCCAATAATAATATGTTGCACCACTTGCATTAAACCAAGCGTGTGAGTTTTCTATTGTAAACCCTGTTGAAGTCATATCAATTCTATATGTACCTGCTTGAGACTCTTGTCCATTATCGGTTAATTTCAATATTGTATCATTATTAGTAGGAGAGTGTCTAATAGTATCGTGAATGTTAATGTGATAATTAGTACTTGTATCTGCTCTCCTAATCCACAATAAACCAGGTTGAAATCCTAAATTTACTGAATTTCCTACAGAACCAGTTCCTGTATATTTGTCAAACTTTGAAAACCCCGCTATACTGCTCATACCCCAAAAAAGAAAATTACCACCACTTTCATTAATATGTGGACTATTACCTAATCTAAAATTTGAAGTATTAGGAGATGTATCAGCCCAAAAAGCGTGGCTATCACTTAAATTATCAAGCCCCCCCCATCTATTGTAATATATTGGAGATTGTCTTCTGTGTTTACCAGCTTTAACATTAAAGGTTCCACCAGTTGGTCCTGTTCTTAAAATACAAAAAGTTACATCATTAGTTCCAAGTCCGTGAGAAAGATACCTTCCGTAAGTACCATTTCCATTGTACGACCTTTGAGCCATTCCTGCATCAAGATTTTTATCAGGATTTGAAGAATTTCCACCTATCTTCCAACAATAAGCGACATAGCTGTAAGCACTAGAACCGTTGACTTCGCTTTCATTTCCAAGTGTAAATCCATTTGAATCTAATGACCTTATACGGTTATTGTCTGTATCATTAGCAACTACTGCAGCATCCCAAGGTTGATACTCTGTGCCTGGAAAATCTTTACTAAATTTTACTACCCAATCAGGGAAACTACTATAATTTTTTATTAAAACAACATCAGGCTGAAAGCCAACAGTAATAGACCTACCACCGGTATTGTTTCCAGTATATTCTATCATTGCAAAATGCTCACTTGGAACTAATTGACTTTTTGCACCCGGTATAAGTCTTTTATTTACACTCATTTAATTATATTATTGGAAATTGATATAAAACAACTTGTTTCTTTGTTGCAAGTGCATTTATTTCTGATTCAATATTTTGAATTTGACTTAACAAAGAACTTCTTTCATCTTTTATGTTTTGTGGTATATCTATACCTCTTTCAACATTTCTAATAACATACCAATCAGTTTGATTTAGATGTCCTTTTACTTGATTTTTAAAATTGTTGATTTTGTCAGATTTCAATTCATTTAATGTTTTAGTCCAAGTTAAATTAATTAAATCTCTTTTAAAAACATCATTTGTTTCATCAAAATATATATCACTTAAACTATGTGTTCTTTCATTATAATCAGTAGGTATTTCAATATCATAAAAACCATACTTTTTAACTTCTTCATTTGAAAGAATATCAAATCCTCCAATAATATTACCCCAAGATTTAGGTAATCTGTTGTATTTTTTTATTTCTCCGTTTATATCTATTGCGTACATATCTTTTATTGTTTATCTATTAACTTGGTGTTGTATCTGATGTGTATGTTGCTACTATATAGTTAAAAATAGCATTAGCTGAATCATCAATACATTCAACTTGTATCATATTTGTTGTGCTACCATCATAATCAACTTCAGCTACTTTGTTAAATGTTTCACTTGTTGCTGCATCACTATCAAAAGTAATTGTTTGACTTCCTGTTAAATTATAGAAAGTAATTACTTGTCCTTGTTTAAAGTTTGTAAAATCAAACTCTATTGCTCCAGTCAATGAAGAACCCATTTTAAATGTAGTTCCTGCTGACCAATCAACACTAACTGCACCTGAATAAGTAGTTATATCAACTTTAGCAGTATATCTGTTTTCTAATTTAGCAAATGTTACATTATCATCTGCTATTTTAGCTGTTGTAATGTTTGAATCTACTACAGAAGCTGTTACTACTGCGTCTGCTGCTAATTCATCAGCTCCAACGGCATCATCAGCTAGCATACTATTTTCTACTGCTCCTGCAGCTATTGTCAAAGCTCCTGCAGACACAGTTGCGTCTCCACTAATAGCTAGTGTTGAGCCGTCTCCAAATAAAGCATATACTTCATTGAAGTTGTCATTTGTTTTGTCCATAGCGGTTCTTAACGGGTCACCTGTCCCATCATTTGCCGAAGTACCTATTCCTATTCCTTGTTTTGCCATTTTATTTTATTTTAATATACTGTTGCGTCTGCTGTTAAAGTTGTGCTATCTGCACTAAATAATGTCGTATCTACTGTCAAGTATGAACCATCTGCATCAAACGGATAAATTATACCCCATCCATTCGCTTCATTCACGTTACCAAACCAACTTACACTATATATTGACCCGAATGACATCTTTTATCTTTTTTA